ATAGAAACTGTTGCAGCAGAACCATTTATAAGCTCAAGAACATCACCCACATCATACGCAACCGAGGAATTCGTGGGTATGGTAACCGTTGTGCCTCCGGCATTTTGAAATTCAAGCAGCTGACCCCTGTCTTCTAGTGCAAGGGTATAGGTCGCGGTGGTTATGACTTTTCTGGTGTAGTTATAGTCGCTCGCTTGAAGCGTGTTCATTGCCGCAGCAGTAAGCGTCTGGCCAGCAGTAAAAGTTTGAAGAGCCATAAATCACCTACCAAATATCGTTGATTTACAATTGTACTTTATATAACTCATTTACTAATCCTCTAGGTCTTCGTCGTCGGACCGGTTAAAATCACCAGTCATCATCATTTGCTGTGCATACCTTAACATTCCATCTGCCGCCCAGGGCGAAAGCCCTTCAGACACAGACACGGATAATTCACTAGTTTCTTCATCAGCAACTTCCGCAACGATTATAAAATTAGTGACAAGTCTTGACGGCATTATGTTTTTCATTATTGAGTTAAATAAATTTTGAAGGGTCTGGTCGTCGTCATCTTGCATGGTTATGCCACGTATTCGTGAGTAATTTTTGTACCAAGTGGGCGCGCTCGTTCTATTGATTCAAGAACAATAAGTGAAGATTGTCCAACAACCTCAGGACCAATAGCGCCAATAGTTTCAAACCATTTTGTCTGTATGTTTATTTCAAATGGATTTGTAGAATAATCAAACTCCGCCACCACTGTCTTGTCATTAATTAGCACTAGTTTTGTGGCCTCAACAATAGAATTCATACTTCCGGCATTTTTACCGTAGTACCCAGTATCTAACTGCCATCTTAAAAAAGTTTTTTGAAATGCAACGTCAGACAGTGGTGGATTGAGCTCCGTATAACCAGTAAGACGTAATTGATTGTCTGAATTTAAATCACTTGCATCTAGTACAAAAGCACCACCCACAAACTCTGGAGAAAAAATAAATCGTGTGAGCGGTTGTGTTCCGGTGAATTTGCACAACCATATTAATGTTTCCAAGGAGGCAACCGAAGAATTTACAAGTGTGCTTTTTGTATTGTCCAAATTTGACGAAAACCCTCCCTCTTTGTCAATATATGCAAAATCTTGCGTCAACTCCATTGAGTCGCCCAAGCCCGAATATGCAACATCAATTAGGCGGCGTATTGGTAAATCTGGTTTTGTTTCAGAATAAAAATCTGTCTCAGAAATAACATTTGGAAGAAATGAAGTGATTATTGGAACAGCAATATTCGTTATAGCAAACTCATAGGCGGGATACAGTGCCGGAGTTGTGAAATAAAAAGGTTCATTTGGATTGGTTGGCTCAAACTCAATGGCAATATTTATGGCGGGTATTTCTTGGCCGGCTGGCAATTCAATTGTATTGCTTCTAAAAATATTCCACTGAGGCGAAAGAACTCCTGGAGCATTGATTACTGCATCTGATTGATTTAAATTGAGCACCGTAACAACCGAATTTGAAATCACTTCATTTACGTCAGTGACAGTGCATGTAACTGTTCCGCCAGAAGGCATTTTAACCGCAAACAAAAAAACTATTGGCGAATTAATATCTGTTTGAAGTAACTGTATATCATCTTTAAAAAGAGTGCCATGTGTTGAATTGTTTAACAGCTCAAGTTTTAATTGTTTAAAATCTGAAAAACCTTCAAATAGCTCAGAAGAACCATCAACTTCATAGCTCAAGTCAACATTTTGCCAAAAATCATTTACATATATCGACGAAAGTTTTGCCAAAGAATCACTAAGACGATTTTTTACTTTAGCCATACTACAAGACCACAACTTCAACTGATGCTCTGGGCAAAACGCCAAAATAATTTATTTGATATCCGATTAAATTATTGTTGACATTCAATTCAGACGCCAATAATTGATTGCCTGGGTATTGTGCAGCGGGATACTCTGGCACAGTGGCATCAACGCTGTATACATAATCGACGCCAGCAATCTTGCTTGCGGCAACAACTATGTCAAATATTCGTAAGGTTCGATTCCAGTTAGGCCAATTTGCTAAAGAAACCAAAGATTCAATTTCGTTTGCAATATTCGTGGCCACAGAGTTTGCTCCAAATTCTGGATTGATAGACACGGTAGCTGTGATATTGACATCAAAAGGATATGCGTCAAGTAATTCAAACTTGAGGCCGGCCGTTATGCGCTCGGCGATTGCATTACGAACCTCGATTTTTAATGAGTCAGAAAGCGGAGAACCGCCCGAGTCACATGCAAAGATAATAAAATATCCAGGATGATTGCCTTGAGATGAATATTCTATTGAATTAATGGACAATACATCAATTGGACCGGCGGAGCCAGTTGTTGCAGTATTCAAATTTGTGAATTGAATATTTGAATTTCCAACGGTTTGACCTGAATATATGCCGGTGCGAATTATATTTACGTATGTATTGTCTCCGTAATAGTCAGGACCTAAAATCAAAAATAAGTCACTATCAAAATCATTTACGAGCTCAACAAAATCTTCATTTGTCGACACTGTTGCAATGTCGTTTGCCGCATTTTGTCCGTTCAGGGTGCCGGCAGAAGCGTTATAATACGCCGCCCTAGAAACATCATAAACTTTACACCTATGCACGTCAACAAAATTTGTAAGAATATAATTCTCAACTTGTTTGGCGGTTGACAGTCCAGAGCTTAAACTCTCTAGGTGTGTGGTTCCACGGCTTAGGTATTCAGAGGTGGTTTCGGCTAGTGCACCTTGGGTAATATTGCTGTCTGTCACAACATTTAGTATCGTTGCACTTGGTTGAACCAGAACCAACTGTGTGCCGGAGACGATTGTTGGCAGAACACCAGCAACCAAGGACGTGGCAGTTGCGGTTACGGTTGTAGATGCGTTACCGGCAACCACAGTGCTGTTTGTGGAAAATGGATATTGTTCTATATCATCGCCATTAACTATTTCGTATACTGCGACAGTTTCTGCGGGAACCGTACCGCCGGCTTGAGATAATGTAAATTCAAGTTGTACGGAACCAAAAGTGGCTTCTTTTCTGGTAATGTCCAAATATCGAAGTATGCCCTCCATGAGCCCATCTGGCAAGCGGTTTATATTTCCCAAATTAAACGAACCCAAATAGGCAGCCGCCTGAAGAATTGCGTCTTCGATTGTCCCCGGTCGAGGAGAAAATTCTGGCATTGCCAAACGGGCATACTCAACAGACTCATCGTATAACTCGTCCGGTTGTTTATCATTTATTGTGAGGTCAATGTATTCTGAAAAATCCGGAGATGGCATGATTAATCTCCAATCACAAAATCAATCAAAATTCTTTGTTCACCGTCATTTGTTGGTTGTCCCCTCTCAATCAAGGTGAGTTGAATTTCTGGCCAAAACTGAGCAATTGTGTATCTAATTTCCGATTCTCTTAATGTAGAAAATGTAGGGTCTTTTACGCCGTAAGTTATTTCTAGAGGCAATTCTCCTCTCTCAATTCTTGTGGCCACAGCAATTATCTGTGAATAATACGGACGAGTTCCATCAATTAAGGTGGCCGCCCTTCCGCGTCCAAAAGTCATGGGTAGCTTGAGAGTGTCCATAAATCCTAATCAAAATTTGCATCGACGTAATTTTTTAATTCCAATATTTCCGTGTCAACGTATGTTTTGTTTGCGGCATCGGTTGCCGCAATTGGCACATCGACCTCCTTAATAATTTTACTAGCAGTTTCTCTCCCAAGAATGACAACTTCTTCAAATCTATTGTCAAGAAATCCACATAATACTTTTTGCCCAACAATCGGATACGTACAAAACACCAGGGAAGGTCCAAAAATTGTTTGTGATGCAACTTTTGGAACATTGACAAAAACCCCCTCGGCACTCACTCTTACCACCGTACCGAGGTATAGGCCACCAGGAGATGGCTTGCGCGATGAGGCTTTTTTAGAGTTCGAAAACCTTGCGGTTGGGTCATACAGCATAATTAGAAAATACCAGGTTTTGAGCCGACTTTAGGCTTAATGGGTTTACCCTTTTGGTCTTTTGGCTCTTCTGGCGTGCGAAATGATATTTGCGCTGACTGGGGTGAACCTTCGCCAAAAGATACTTCGGTAATTAAATATGCACCAAAAAAATAATTGGGGTATGGTCCACAAATTGCGGTATGACCAGGACGCAGGGCTCCGCCTTGGGGCATCAAAACATTGCAGCTCCCCGTAGCGGCCAATGGCTCATTGTCGGAGGAAGAAAAATCGTGCCATGTCTCAAGCTCAAATAAATCTGTATGATTTCCCAATAACAATTCGTCAACAAGTTCTTTAATATTCCTATTTGGATAAAAAAGCAACGGCACAAATTTTTTTGTTTGCCCAGATTCTGTCGTGTATGAACTACCAAATTTGTATAGCAGCCACTCTTGTGACGCATAAACCAGAACTCCATCTACTTCAAAAACAACAAATTGATTATCGCTGGCAGTTCTTGTCAGTACATCCCAAACTGATTCTTCGCCATCTCCGGTACGGGCTTTGAATGTTGATTTTGTTTTTGCGGATTGCTGACCAACAAATTGTAAACCAAATTTTTTTGCAGCGTTGCCGGCATATTCATATCCAGAGCTTCCACTAACTGAATTTGGAAGTTTATCTCGTCGCATTTGCTGAAGTGCTTTGTTTCTTGCTTTAACAACTACGCTTGGAGAGCCTCCCGGCCCTGGCTTTGCAGAAACTTCAGCTATTTCGTACCTTCTCCCACGGTACATAATGTCTCTACGAATAACAAAATAATTTGAATCAAACATTTTGTAGTCTTCATCTATTACTTCAATGCTTATTTCTGGATTTAAATCCATTCCATAGCTAACACTTACGGAAATCAGATTGTTTTTAAAATCTTCTGCTGAAGCTCCGTATAGGTCTGTTATTTGTAAAATTCCTCCCAAGTTTCTGTTTGAGGGTTCAATTATTTGTTCAATCGGATACCACGTTTTGTCGCCTACCAAATAATCCGGATTGTTTTTTATTTGTGTTTCGTATCGTCGTTTTTCTTGATTGGATAGTATTTTTGCGTATTTTTCTGCTATTTTTAGAGTTGCAAATTTACCAAGATGTCTTCCACTTATTGAATAAGTGAGGTTGGCTTCTTTGGTTGGCAGGATTACGCCATCATCACTAATCGTCGGAATAAGCGTAAAACATTTTTTTTGACTAGCACTGACACCTGGATTAATTACAATGACATCATTAATCGTAATTGAGATAATTGTCGCAATCTGACCATTTTTCAATTTTACAATAGGTCGCAAATTAAGATTAATGTTGCCATATTCAAATATGTCTGCCTCTGACATTTGTAAAGACTGCATCGATGGATATTCCGGACGTTTAGATAGTGTCATTTTTATTTTCTATTTTCTCGCGTTTGCAAGTGCCAGTGCATACATTCTGGCACCCTCGGCATTACCAGCAGCTCTGGCGGCCGCCAGCTGTGCTTCTAGGGCGGCTATATGGTCTTTATTTGAAGGGGGTCCGTCTTTCGGGTCTGTTTTTGTTTTGGGATTAAATTTGCCATATTTAAACAATGGTAAAAGAATCATTGTTTTTCTTCGAGGAATAAATTCAATTAAAGATAAATTTACGGTTGCGCTAGTCGTTTTGGCTAGTGTGTTCTGTCGCCCATGATTAATAGAGCACTCATCTATGTACCATTTTGGTATAGCAAGAGCTGGATGAACATTTATAAATTCAACCGGAATGGCGTAATCAGCCATTGTTTGAATAAATTTTACTTGGTCATCAACTGATTCAAAAAAATCTTGATATGTTTGAGTACTTGCTTTGCCCGCCTCATCAAGTTTTGTATT